ATGTTTACTTTCTTGGGTTTCTTTGGCTCCCAGGTTTCTATGTGTTCCATGATTTCGGACACAGTCTCAGGCATGAAGTAGTTTTTGCCTTCCGATAGCTTGACTCCGTAAACCTTGGAATACTCCTGATCTAAACGAGCTTCTGGGTCAAGAAATTTAATATCCCCTCCCTGAGACTGAATGCTTGCACTCATCTCAGATAGAATGGCTGTCTTGCCTGAGCTACTGGGACCGTAGATCTCAAGGAGTATCCCACCTGGAATACCCCCCTCACGAACCCTCCCTCCTGAAATTGTCAAGTCCAGGAGGGTGGAGCCCGTTGAGATCGTGGTTCCAAAGTCACCCTCATTCGGAGTAACCTTCACCGGTTCAGCAGGAGATTTGGATGTTTTTTTAATTCCTGTTGGCATTATCTTCTAGCCCTCCTGGGTATGGGTGCTTGTGTCTGCTTCGGTTTCGGTTTCGGTTTCGGTGCTTCTTTCGGTGCCCAATCATGGTCGTAGTCATACTTACAGTCATCATACACCGGACAGTCATCACACTGTACATACCCATTGAAGTCCTTGCCGAATACAACACCGATAGGGCATTGCAGTTGATCGGGTTCTGGGTTTTCATCCGATGTGGTTTCCGTTGTTTCTTCGACCTCACCGCCCAGGAAAGCTCTTTCAATGTCCTCATACGATGGGTGCATCTCCACGATGTCATCCAGATGAAAGTCGGCCTGCTCCAAAATATCTTCCGGGATGGGCTTTCTGCGCTCGACAAACTTGTGACCGTAGAAGCTGGTGTTGTCCTTACCTGATCCTTTACGTGTGAACATAACGGATGATCCATCCACCGGGTCTGACCATACATTCATACCACCATTTGCGGGGGCTTCCTTGGCAATCTCAGCCACGTTCATTTCAAAGAAGAAGTGGGCAATCTCCCAAAGCTGGAGTCCCTTGTCCTCCTCTTTCTGATCGTCATGAACCCAGACCAGATAAACGGTTCTTCGTTTGGGAGCAACCTGTCCGTACTCTTCTTTGCTGAGTCTGATTCCCTTTCTCTTTTGCTCCTCGATGTAGTTACACAGAGGACAGGGTTTCTTGAAGTTTCGGGCGGGACATACATACGGATCGTTTGTGGCACCCACATTCTGGTGAACCCATACATCCAATTTGTATTCGAGTTCATCTTCCCTGACCATGGGAACATTGGGACCGGTGATGAACGGAACCACATCGATTTCATGCCTTCCATCACCACACTTCCAAAAAGAAAGGTTGTCTGGAATCTTTTTGAAGATGGATCCATACTGAGAGCTGCTGTCCTTTCTCTGGTATGCTTCTTCGTGTCGTTTGATTAAATCTCTTCTCTTGCCTTGAACTTTGTCTAAGTAACTCATCTTACTCTCCTTCTTGGTATGGGTTTACTGCCTTGAATTTTGTTTAATGCCTGTTGTTGTGGATTGCCTAATGGATAGTCTGGATCGTGTGCATCTTGCAGTTTTGGTTTGGAAAAGAACCCGGCAAGATACAACGATGTCAAATTATCAAGTTGTTTCTTCCTGTGTTCGAAAGCAGACTTGGCAACAGCCATGATATTGACCTGTTCCATAGCATCTATGTGTTCATCACTGGCTTGTTTGTATCTGGGTTCGAGAATAATGGCAGATTTAATGGCAGGCTCAGTGGGTTTGGAATCAAATCCAAACTTATCCCAATCCTTTCTGATCTCCTTGTCGATCTCTGCTTTCAATACCTCAAGGTTCTCCTTTGCTCTGTCCTTTGTTGCGACGGCGTTTGCCCATCTCTCCCCCCACTTCATGAAGTGTCCGGGCTGCTCTAGCCAATGTTGATCTAAATTTTCTAATGACGTTCGTAAATCCTGACTGTATTCAGACATTTTGTTTTTCCTCTACAGTAATTATTGTATCGTTGTGGCGACTACCATGTGGAACAAGAAGAATTTCAATTATTTCAAATCCAAGCATGGCCCAAACTCTATTTATTTTCATTTTAGTCTCCTCAAAAGGGCAAGTCGTCCACCTCCGTTCCTGCATCACATGATAGAAACGATGCCATAGCAATACCAGGCAGTCCGTGTTGTGGTTGAATTTCTATGAAGATTGTCATCTGTTGTGCTACAAGTCCGCACTTCTGAAAATCTGTCTTCGGGTTAATGATTATCTTTCTAAGATACCCCATGACTGCGTTCTTCAACGTCATAGGATCAATCTTGGTGCGTGTTAGAAATACTTGACAGTCGTGCCATCGTTGGTTTGCAACTGCTTGGCATAATTCAAGAGCTGTGTCTGTGTCGGAGTCCCAGGAATCTACTATGTCTATCGCCTGATTTACATCGGTCATCCCAATCACACTGTCCAATATACCAAGAGCAATACCAGGTGAACCACTGGATGCTTTAACAATGCGATCAATGACTCTCTCGTCTGTCTCGACTTGTTCAGAGGCAATGATTCCATTGAGATACTTTTCCATAGTTGTTCTATTCAGAGGTTTGACTTCAGCTACATGACATCGACGTTTGATTGTCGTTTTAACTTTACCGGGTTCAGATGTGCAAAGCACAAAGTATTTGTTCTCCGGGGTGTCAAGGAGAGCAGCAAGCAGAGCTTCGGCAGCGGCCCCGGTTACTTGGTGGACCTCATCCATAACGAACAAGGCTCTGCCCCCATAATCGAGGAGGTCTCTAATGCTTCTGATGGTATCTATCCCTCTGGTGGTAGCTGTGTCGTAGTATCGATAACCTATATCATCTATTTGTAATTTCTGTCGAAGAATCTCAGCAAGAGCGTTCTTTCCACATCCACTGGCACCATGAAAGAAGTACGCTCGAGGAACATCTTCCGGGTTTCTGCGGAGAACACTCTTGAGTGATTTCTTGACAGCGGTATTGCCATAGAAATATTTGAACTCACCTGGAATGTATACGTGATGTAATGACATTATATCTTCTCCAATTCATACCAGCTTCTATCAACTGGTGCGATTTCCACATCGATTTCCAATGGCACGATGATCCAGTCAAAACGCTCTCTGATCTTCTTTGTGCCGATGTCCATCAATGATTTGATTACATGATCTCTTTCTGAGGGCCAGAGATCAAACACGATTGAGTCGTGAATCTGTCCGATGATCTTGGTTTTCCATCCCTCTTTCTTTGCCAATCTATTGAGTCGTACCAGGGACCAGAGCAGACAATGAAACGCTGTCCCCTGAATAGGATAGTTGGTTGCATCGTTTCTCTTCATGAACCCACGAAACTTGAACCCCAGATAGGTATCAATGTATCCATGCTTTTGATAGAATGATACAATGTCTTTCTTCCATTGCTTATAGACAGGGAATCTATCGTCCCAGAACATTCGTTCAACATGGTACAAATGATCACAAAAATCATCGTACGAATTAAATATCGATTGCAGTTTTGTCCCGTCAGGTGTTGTCAGATCTGTTGCAGTCTGCCAGAGTGCTTTGGCACACTCCGTATAATATGATCCATAGAACTGTGCGAAAACCCAAGAGTTTTTCGTATAAAATCGTATGTCATCAGTCATCTGATCTTTTTTTATCTTCCAGATGTCCATAGCGGTGTCTCTATGCATGTCAGTGGTTTTGTCAGAAACATACTTAATCATGTTGGGATCCAAATTGTAGCAAGCAGAGATGCCCACCTCAATACCAGAATAGTCAGCTTCCATCAGTTGGAACCCGGGGCTTGGCATTATACCTGACCGGCACACTTCTTTAGATTCTTCATCCCTTTTTGGAATGTTCTGGAAGTTGGGGTTGGAACTGGAGCCACGGTATGAGATTGGAATGTGCAGATCAAAGAACGGATGAATCATACCACCGTAGGCTTCCCGTCCGAACTGTCCCAAATATGTCCCGACGATCTTGTCCAGCTGTCTCACTCTGAACAAGCTATGAATAAATGGCTTCCTTGTAATCTCATATCTTTTTGGTATCTTATCATACAACAGTTCAATTGATTCTTTATCAACAGATGGATTGCCTTTGTCTGTGAGTTTCCCCGGCTCCATCTTCAATACATCAAAGAATAAATGTCCCATATCAGGGTTTGATTTCAGGTTTATGGCTCGACCTGTTGCTTTCTCAAATCTTTTGGCAGGTTCAGAGTTCATCAAAAGATCAGTGAGATCTTTGATTTCATCAGTGATTCTGATCTCCTCATCGTGATAGTATTTTTCGTTGACACACACACCGTTTCTTTGAACATCTGACATTGCCAGAACACCATCCACCAGGAACTCGAAAGCACCTTTTAATCTGCCCTGGAGTCTGATTTCCTGTTTATTCATGAGGTTAGCCCCATAGAATACATCTCTGCCACCGTACTCAAGCAGCTTGTCAAGTGGCGCCTCGTCTATGGTGTTGAAAGCATTCCCCCCCTCTTTCTTTTCTGATTTTAGGTACTGCTGGATGTCTTTGTCGTAGGGATCGACTCCAAAATTAATGTAAGTCTGGAATTTAAGTCCTGTGAACGCTCTTCTGTTGTCAAGGACATGGGATGCAAGCATGGTGCACCATTCCCAGTTCACTGGGCGACATCCTACGATTTCCCGAGTCCAGGTATCTTCGAACTTGATATTCTGTGCTGATTTCTTGCCCGAGCTTAACATTAGTTTCGTCCAGGCTTTTGTGATCTGATCTATCTCTGATTGAGTGAAGTGGTCTTTGTACATGTATGGGAACGAGTAGGCTATGTCTTTATTACCCACAGCTATGGTAACTATCCTGTGATTCGGTCGGTATGGCTTGAGCCCTGTTGTTTCATAATCGAAGTAGATGTCCTGTCCATGCAAGCCATTTATGATGTCAAGTATGTCTCGGATATTATAGACAATTTCTATCTCTTCTTTCAGAGGTATGAATGGTCGTTTGGTCAGGAACGCTTTGATGTTTTTGATGTCTCTTCTGAACACAGCATCGAGACTTTCATCACCCATGCGAGACACGTATGACGGATGAAAGATAGGAATGATCCAGCCTATCTTGTCAGGGATGCACAGACCTCTCCAACGTGTGATCGATGTGTTGGTGAACCTGTCTCCCAGCATTGATTCGAGAGCAGAGTTTCCCACCGCTACGATAAACTTGGGATTGTATTCCTCGATCTTGGTGTCAACATATGGTTTGCATGCTTTGATCTGTGACCCCTTGGGTGTGATAGTTCCACCCAGATCATTGTGGGGCCAGCAATTAACCACGTTGAATTTATAGAAGTCTTTGTCTATGTTCAAACCTACTTTACTGAGCTCTGTCCCCAAGTATGTGCCAGTCCTGCCAACCCATTGATCGTTCATGGAATCTTCAGTAGGACCGGGGCCCTCACCCAAGAGCATAGCGTTACGTAATCCCTTACCATGCACATCCATCTTGGGTGAGTTGCAGTTCGTACATAGACCACAGGCATTACAATCTGGATCTCGATTGTAGACCGTGGCTTTCCCGACCTCTTCTTCTGTGAACATGAAACTCATAGTTCCCTCGCAAGTTTCTTGACTTTGTCCAACATGATTCTCACCACTTCATACTTTTCATCTGTCGAGTCGATCAGGTAATCACAGATAGCAAGATGAAGTACCTGTGTTTCTTTTACTAGAATAAATGTCTGATCTCTTGTGTTTTTCATACCATCACCGCTATGCAATGTGTAAACCTGTCTGTCCTCAATACGATTGCCAGATCAGGAATTATTGCCATCATTACAACCCCTTGTCGTAGAGCCGACATCAATAGGGTTGGGTTCGCCCGGAGCTTTACATCCTCGTTGTGATCGATCTCGATGTTCTTCGTAGCCCATCCTCGATTACCTGAGGTATTCATCTCGAGTTGACCGTTCTGGATCTTGATATCAACGTGTGTTCCCATGGCAGAAATTGCTTTGATGTCCTTACTGAGTTTCTTGGGGATCTCACAAATATCATCGACCTGTTCCGCCTTGTTGATATTTGGTTTGTAGTTGATAAACTTCCCGATCACCAGCTTGGTACTGAACACCACTTGATCCTCTGTTCGGAAATGGATCCAATCACTGTCGAATGAAAAAAATTTGACACTGAATTTGACAAGCTCATCGGCAACATCGGCACGAATCATGAACTTCCCCATCGATGATGTCATGACATAATGGCTCAGTCGATTTCTGTCCGTAGCAACGAGATCGGAGCCGTTGATATAAACACAAGATAGAGGGCCGAAGGCACCTCTATCGGCTGACGTTCTCCCCAGGTCGAGTCCCACAGTCAAATCTTCCGGTGTTTTCTTCCAGGGGCCCGAGAAAACAATGTCCTCGGCCTTGTCAGCAAATGATTGTTCTCTGATCGTGTTGAACCCTGCATCGAACCCGTCCTCTGTCTTGACATTCAGGTACTTGATCTTCTTTTTCCTGGTGATCTCCATGGAAAATTCATCAGCTTCCACCTTGGACAGGACATTTATGAGGTCAACGACTCGCACACTGCATTTGAAGTCAGTGAAGAACGGTTGAGTGATGCAGACGTGACCATTGTAGGTTCGCATTTCTTCTCCGGTGAAGATGGCACGGAGTCTATCTTCGATGAGGCTGGTCTTTGCGAGCCCTGCTTTGGCAAGCTTGAGTGCTTCAAGGGCTTGCTTGGTTTTGAACCAGACGATCCCGTCCACAGTTGCTTTTCCAGTTGCCTCATGTTCTCCTCCTGGATCTCCCAAATCGTCAACTCTGGTTTCGGATTCAACGACCTCTCGATCTTCCTGATCGTCAACAGAGTCCGTCGCCTCTTCTCCAACTTCTTGAGTTTCTTCGGGCTCAACCTCCCCTTGTTCTTCTGTTGCTGTCTCTTCTTCTTGTTGATCTTCCTGCGTTGTACCTGTTCCCTCTTTTGTTTGTTCATCTTCTCCTCCAAATTCGTCTGCGAAATGCCAATTATACCAATCTGCTGCGGGACCTGGCAATTGTGCTTCCGCATCAATCTTTGTTTCGATTGCGTCAACGATCTCATCAACCAAATGTTGATTGGTTACGCCAATGACTCTTAGTTTCTTGGCACCGTCCGGCAGCAACCCACTCTCGTTTATGGACTTAGACGCTGCTCGTAACGTTTTGGTATCCTGTTCTTCGATTGATTTAGCCATACTTCTCCTCCTCTACAATCTGTGCTACTTTGTTTATAGTTTCCTGGGTTATGTGATGCTCAGCTATTTGAATCTTGCGTTGTAAATCTTGCCAGATGTTGAATTTAATTGGACGTTTATTGGATTCTTCTTTAAGTTTTGGAATAAAAAATCTTTTTATAAGATGTGGCTGCCAACCTTTGCAAAAAGCAAGTGTTTCTTCTGGCTTCATCTTCAATAAATCCTTGAGACGTATTTCGTGATGTCTTTTGACAGCCCGTTCCAAATTTGGACTTGGACTTTTCATGTTATGATATTCTTTGATCATATCGATATCCTCGGTCGTCTGATCGGTCCTGGTTCTTCGAGTGTGAAGCAGCTGTTTACGCTCAAGGCTTTAACCGTGCAACCATAAGCACATGTTCTCCATCCAACAGAGTCACTCACTTCTTGAGTGGTGTGTTTTGTTACATAATTCCTGATCACCTTGGGATTTTGGTAACACCAGCATTCGTGACATCTTCGAATTTTAGCTTTTTTGGTTTTCATGGCATATCTCCAAAAATTTTTTTTCTGAATTTGTCATGCGAGTTTAGATTTTGACGTTTCATATACCCAAAGGCATAGTCGGATATGCCTTTATACACGAAAATGGCTTCACGGGCTTATTAGACGCTCTCATTTTCGTTTTTAAGATCTTCCAATACCCCAAATATCTCGGATTTGGCCTTTTCGAGCTTTTCATGGAGATTTTTGATGTCATTCATGCCCTCTCCGAACACATTTAACTCTATGAGTCGTTCGATCGCCATTTCGAGTGTTGGGAAATATCTACCACGACCTGTGACGAGTTCTCCCTTCTTTTTGCCTTTTTTGGCAATCCGGGCTTCATAAAGAATGACACTGTCCCTGTCTGATTCGATTGCAT